ATATTTTATTAATAATAGTACCACCTTGACTTTGTGCAGTAGCATCTAATTCTTTTTGTTGTCTTACTGCACCTAATTGATCTTGTAGGCCTTCAAAGATTGCATTTAGAGAATCGATTTGTTTAATTAATGCCTCAATTTGTGCTTTAAATCCGGTCTTTTGTGATTGTAGAGATGCTCTTAAAATACTTTCATCAACCGATTTTTGCAATGATGTAGAAATTTGACTAGCAAAATCCTCAATCGTTGCATTTAAAGTTTCAATTTGATTAACTAATAAATCATTAGTTTGTTCAATACTTAATCTATTATTTATTTCAGTTTGAACTTGTGATTCTAATGTAGATATTCTGGAATTAAGAACTACTATATCTCCATTTAATTTTGTAACTACCTTTCTTAAATCTTCGTTTTCTGCAACTTTTTCGTTATATACGGGTCTTGGTACTAAATCTAAATTTGTATTTGGTATGTTTGGTAGTAATTCTTTAACTTCAACATCAACCGCTTTTACCAATTCTTCGTTATCGTATTTGTCTTTCGTTAAACCTTTAAAAACCAATGAAGATGCAAGATTATTAGAATCAACAACATTTATCCCATATTCGTTTCTTGAAATAGCAGCAGAACCAGATACACTTAAGATTTTCTCAAGTGATTCTGATTTAATTTGTTGTATTTTTTCGTTTATAGATTCTATTGATGTCATATTATTCAATTATTTCAAATATCATTTTATCATCTATAATAGTTGATATTCCGTTTTCCTCTATTTTTATTTTTAACTTATAAACTCTATCAGCTGCAATAGAATGTAAATCCATATCAAAATAATTTGATGTAGAATCACAGCTTACTTTAGTATACTCACCAAATGGGAATATTATTTCACCCGTAATATAATCTTCCAATTGATAGTAAGTAGAAACGGGTAAATATTTGATTTGTTCATATGAAAATGTTGTTCCAAATGATTTTGATGGATATGTTTCTCTCCCCTTTAATCTAATTCTAGTATTACTATTTTTAAAATATTTATTTTTTAAATTGGTAATAATAACTTTATAATTATCATCATATAATGAACCAGTCACAGGAGCTAAACTTCCTGTATTGAAGGAAAAGTCATTGTAAACTATTTCTAATTTAGGTTCATATATTGTATTTGTTTCTTTTGAAAAGAATTTTAATAAACCATAATCTAATGTATTTGCTTCATTTTCTAAACTATGGTGTATAATAAATCCATTATTTGGTATAGACCCACTAATCCATAACTTAATTATATTAGTTACATCCATTCTAATATCATCAGGTTCATTGTTAAATGATTGTGATGCCATAGATGCGGTATACCAAGTACCACCTTCTGCATTAGCCGAACCGGTAGTTCCAGTTGCAAATACTGCAGTACCTGCAATCACATTATCCTGCCAACTATCGATTCCATTTCTATATTTCCAACTAACACCATCCGATGTTATGTTATCAAATTTAGTACCCGTACCCATTGTCCAACTTTGAGAAACAGCATTTGCATAAATTGTGTATTCCAATGGAATTTCTTCTGCATTAGCAGATTTTAAATTTAAGAAAGCCTTCCACCCACTACCAGTTTCAATTGAATCAATATCAAATTTAATTAAACTTCTATTCACATCCTTAGATGCTCCATAATAAAGCTTACCTATTTCTAAAATCTCATCCCTACCAGCATTTTGGTCTGGTTGTTGTAAGTAAATACTTGCATCGTATGATGATGTATAAAATTTATGCATTATAAAGCCCTCCCTTTTATGTCTTTTGTTGGATATTTAACTTCAAATATTGATGGGTCTAATGATGGATATACAATCTTACCTTTAGTTGCCTCATCTATGTTGTATCTATTTGGTGAGTAATTTCCGTCACCACCACATAAGTTTGAAAGTTTTACGGATGGTACACTCATTACTCCATCTACATTTGCAAGTATTAATTCTATTTCTGAAATATTGATTGGTTTATTAAACGTCCAATTATCAATATTAAAGTACTCTTGTAATTCCGTTAAACAATTTGTTACAACTTCTCTTTTATTATAGTTTGAATAACATATTATTTCAAAATCTACTCCAATGTTTATAATAAAACCATCTATGATATTAACACCATCCGTTAACATTCTATATTCGGAAATGTAAGTTTTTAAGTTCTCCTTAACCGCTCTATTTAAGTTTGTTAATTTTTTATTAGAGTCGTATCCTAAGATGTATAGATTAATTGCAAATGGATTATTTACTTCCGAAATTGCTGTTTTCTTTTGTGTAAGATATTTAACCAATTCTTTTTGAATATTCTCTCTACTACTATCCTTAAGACTATCTACTAAATTTACAAACTCAGCTATGTTTTTAGGATTAGCTAAAATAGATGCTGGTGAGTTGTTATCAATTTCACCATCAGCACTTACATACGCTTTAGTTACACTACCATATCTTTCAGGCATCGATAATGCTCTTACTATATAATCCTCTTTGGTAACTGCTCTATTTTGAGAACCAAAAGTTGCTAATGCATTTTGTCTAATTTCTTCTATTGTTTCTACACCCCTACCACCAGCAGCAGGTTCTAAGTTCTCAACTGCAACAGATTGTTTCATTGAGTTATATAAAACTTCATTTTCAACTGCCAATAAATCTTCATCATATTCTATTCTAGAAATACTAGTTAAGTCACCTGTATTTACATTAGATTCTACACCACCACCAACTAAGTATTTTATAGTCAATGTTTTATTTACAGGTGCAATTCCAAATGTGTTTGTTTTTAAGAAATTGGATGGGTCTATACCTTGATTTAATCTTTGGATAGAATTGGCCAATCCCAATCCTACATTTTTTGGATTTGGTAAAATGATTTCATCATTCATAGTAACATCACCACTTCCAAATTCTAAATCCAATGTATTATCGGAATTTACTTTAACGGAAAATCTACGAGGAACTTTTTGTACTTCCAAAATATAAGGTACAATTGATGATGATGAATATAATTCACTATTTGATTCTGTATTTGGTTTTTCAACAAAAATACTTTCCTGTGCTAAATAAGGTACTTCGTAATATTTTAAATTATCTTGGTCTGCAACTGATGTTATACCAATTATATTAGTATCACTCAATGTTGTTGTAGGATAATCCGTTGAATCTCCAAATGTCTTAGTAGTAGTTACTTCCTGTGCCGATATTGCTTTAATTCTTTTTGTTAATAGATAAAAAGTTGGATTGCCGGTTACATCTCTTTCAAATACATCAATTTCTCTATCATTTGTATTCGAAAAATCCAAAGAATCTGTTGTTCTAAATACTATATTTGAATTAGAGGTTGATGCAACTTCCATTCCATCTTTTATTCTCAAACAATAACTTTCGTCTGGAACAACACTTGAACCTGAATTTTTGGATGGAATCAATTGATATACCGTCAATGTTGTTACTGCAGGTGATGATGTTTTTGGTTTATATCCCATTGTTTGTGCTAATGCAACAACATTTTTTCTTTCTGTTGCATTGGCCAACATTGATTCTTTTAATTGAACATCTTGATAGAAAGATAATACATCTCCTATAACAGCAGCTTGTTCCAAAAACACCATACCAGGTGATGCTTCATTGAAATCGGAATATGTGTTTGGAAAATATGTTTTAGTATAATCAATTAGGTTTTGTTTTAAAGTATTAAAATCTTTACCTAAATAATTTATATTTTTTTCACTTCCCCAACTTTTCTTAACAGGTTTAATAGCCATTTATTAATTATTTATACTAACATTTAGTGTTTCGGTTAATGATGGATTTGACTTTAATGAAAATTTTACTTCTAAAGTAATTCTATTTGCATCTATATCATTTTCATCATAATCAAATATTATATTATCTACATTTATATAAGGTAACCAAATATTTACTGCATCTAATATAGAATTTTCAATATCAGTTGCAATAGATTCTTCTACAATTTGTTCAAAGATTAAATTATGAATATCACAACCAAAGTCAGGTTGCATTTCTCTTTCACCCTTTTTAGTTAGTATTAAATTTACTAAATTATCTTTTGCCTGTGTTAGAGTAGTGTAATTAACGGCAAATATACCATTAGAATTGGATTTTCTACCGAAACCAACCCCCAATGATTTATAATTATTTTCCGCTAAATCATTTACATTAATTCTACCTAACTCTATTGCCATTTATTAAAATCTTTTAACTAATTCCGAATAATTTCTTGTCAATGCTTTTATTGTAGCATCTTGTAATCCATCACCAGTTGATTCAAAATTTGGAACATTGGATGGTACATTTACCTCTCTAAAATCCATAGTTTCCCACTCACTTTCATCAACTCTTAATTCTGGTTTAATCATATCCAATACACTTCCAACTGCCTGAGCACCCTCTTTTCTTTGTTCTGCAGTAAATGGTTGAGTCATATTCAAAATCTCATTTATCATCGGGTCTTTTGAAAATTCCCTTGCAGGTCTTTGTGTTTGCTGAGCAGGTTGTTGTCTTTTAATAGGTGTAACTGGAACCTCAGTCATCTCTCTTAATGATGGAGTTGATTTGTTTTGTGAGTTCAATGTAACTGCACCAGATTTGATAAGCTTAGTTATTTCTTCTTTAACTTGTTGCTTAACTTCGTTTTTAACAACTTCTTTAATTAAAGTTAATAAAATTTCTGATTTCATAATAATTGTTTATATATGTTTAGTAATAAATATTTGATTTAATAATTTATCCAATAACTTTATATCCAGTCCAATTTAATATTGCTGGTGCCGGTGGAGCCGGTGGTGTATATTGAGCTAATACTGACATATTGCCTGATGTTCCCATCAAATGAAACTTAGCCAAATTGATAAATGGGTCTATGAATATATTCGTTGGAAAAGAGAAAACAAATGTTGGTGGTATAAACCATATATTAGGTATATTTGGTAATCTATCTAATATAATTTGTTCTGCCAAATCTCTTAACTCTTCCTCAGTTGGTATTTGTTCCTCTATTTGTTTTTTAATTTCTCTTATATTTGGAATTTTTGGAATAGAAACATACAAAGATAAATCTATTTCAGGAATCAATCCCTCTGCGGTATCTTTAACATACTTTACAACCTCTTCCTTAGTGGGTGTTGGTTTTGGAATACTATTCTTTACAAGTTCAATTGCATTCACTATTGGAATAACAAATGGTTGTAATACTATTTCTTCAATCGGTGGTATTATTTGTTTTTTTATTTCTTCAACTGCCTGTTCTATTAACTTCTCTTTAGCTTCTTCTATTAATTTCTTTTTACTTGGTAATTTTGGAAATGGAAACTTTATAGCTTTTTTAATTTGACTACCAATTGCCGGTTTTTTCTTTTTGGCTTCTTTTAACTTTTTAATTATTTCAATTGCACTTTTAACTATTGGATTATTTTTGATATCCGGTGCAACTACTTCCTTATTTATTATTTTCATTGCAGTTTCATATAGTGGAATCGTTATTGGTGGAAGTGGTGGTATACCTGGAATAGTAACCGATTGTTTTTTAAGTTCTTCCTCTAATATTTTCAAAGCTTCAACTTCTGCTTTATTTTTAGCTGCTGAAATAGTAAGTGATGTTGGATTAGGCCCAATATTTTGAATAGTACCAGGTGCAGGCAATGTAGATGGCCATCCCAATGGTTTTAATAATGGATTTGGTATTGGTGCCATTTCACTTCCTAACCAATATGCATCAAATGCTGCCGGATAAATCTCCTCTAATATGTTAAAATTATCACCATCACTTTCTTGTGCTTTTTTCATTGCATTTTTGATAGCATCGGCCATACCTTTTACATTACCATTCACAACAGGAACTCCGTATATGTTATCACCACCTCTCTTTATACATTGGTCATATTCATTGGCATAGAAATCAGCAAATGCTTCCGTATCGGCAGAAAAACGACCAGAAATCATTGATTCTAAAATATTCTTTTTAAATATTAACCAAGACATATTACTTACTTAAGAAATTATTAGACGATAGCATATCCCTTAATTTGGACTTAATTACATCAAATTCAAATCTATTAGAAGGGCCTTGGAATGTAGGGCCTGATGGTGTTGCGTATATTTGTTTATTTATAGCATCGATTAATTCTCCCATTAATTTTATCAACTCACCACCTAATACCATTTTTTGTACATCTGCACCTGCATCCCCTGCACCAGTATTCTTACCTAAAAATATTTTACCATTTTCTGAATTAAGAAATATTTGATTGGCCCCTTCGGAATGTATTGTTATATTTTGTTTATTATGTATGTAAACTTCCTTCTCTGCATCTATTGAATAATTACCATCGGTTATTACACCAGTATTTCCTTTTCCAAATATAATAAACTCCGATGCTTTTGCAGAAAGAATTACTCTATCGGAATTTAGAAATAATTGATTACCTGTTAATTTTTCCGAATTCGGATATTCTTTAAAAGCTACTTTTGTTTTATTTATGTTTTCCTTAAATGGTACTTTAATCTTATTGGATGTGAAATATATAGATGTACCATCACTATTGATATCTTCATCTATTGTTGTTCCTATTTTTGAATTATCAAATTGTGGATTTTGTTTATTTCTTATAAAAATACCAGGTGACGATGTTTTACCATCCTCCGTTAAAAAGAATTCACTAAATCTAATCGTATTACCAACTCTACCACTTATGATGGTGTCTCCACTTCTTGGTTTTAAGAATTTAATCTTTTCATTTACTTTATATCGTTTCTCATCAGATTTTTTAGGTGTTCCTTTCTGACCTGTTGAACCTGTTTTGGTTTCTGTATAGTTTTTATTTTTACCTTCTGAATTTCCAGTAGATACATTTTTTTCTCTACCAATTTCGGAAACCAATAATGACTCTCTAAAGTTTGGATATTGTGTTGCAGAGTATGGTAACCAATAATGTGAATTTTGAATGTTTAATATCAATACAGTTTCACCTATTAATGGATATGTTATATTATTTTTGTCAAATGGAAATGCGTAGTCTTCTTTGTTAATAAAACTTTCTCTTCTATATTCTATTGCACCTAAAAATCTAACATCAGTATCCGTAAAGTCATTATTATCATTATATACAGGTACTAATTTTTTCTCTAAATCATTTTTTATAGATTTATCCGATTCAGTATAAACTCTGTATACGGTTGCTAGATAAGTTTCACCAATCATTATAATTTAGTTTTAATTTCTTCAATTTCAATTTGAATATCCGTTAATTTCTCTTTATTTTTTTCTTCTACTTGATTTATCGTATCTTCCATATCTGCAAGTAATTGTTCTTTTTCATGTTCACTTAACCAACCATCTTCGCCGATACCTTTAGCTTCGGCAGCTGCAAGTCTTTGTGCAATAGTTGCAAGTTTAATTAAGTGGTCATCATTTTTAACCGATACCTCAATCAAATCTTTTATGATAGGTGCTATGACCGTTGCTTCACCAACATTTCTAATCAATTTCCTTAAAGATTCAATTAATTCGGAAATGTTTTTCTTTTTGTTTTGTTGATTTTCGTATATATCTTTAAACAATGATGATAAATTTTTACCATCAAATAGTTGAAATTCTGTTGCCATATTTTTTTGTTTATCTACTAATAATTATTTAGTAATCAAATAATTCCCTAAAACCAAATAATCCATATCACAATTGTTAAATGTCCAAATTGCTTTTTCTGGGTCATTTGTCATTGTATGGTCTTTTAAATTGAATGATGTATTCAATAGAATAGGTGTTCCTGTTAGTTTTTCGAACTCCTTTAGTAAGTCATAGTAAAGTGGGTTATCTTCTCTTTTAAGTGTCTGTATTCTTGCCGAATTGTCAACATGGGTTACCGATGGAATCTTTACTCCATTTTTAACTTTGACAACCTGATTCATATATGGGACATCCTCTTCCGATATAAAATATTTTTGATAATCTTCATGAGTAACCGATGGAGCAAATGGTCTAAACATCTCTCTTTTTTTGACAACCTTATTAATTCTATCTCTAATATCTGACAAATGTGGGTTACCCAATATAGAACGATTACCCAATGCTCTTGCACCAAATTCAGTTCTACCTTGAAACCATCCTATAATATTACCCTCATTAATTAATTTTGCAACTTCTTCACATAACATTTGTTTACTTTCATACATTGTAATACCATTGCCCTTAACTCTTTTTTGCAAAATTATCTTAAGTAATTCAGGACCACTCCACTCTTCTCCCAAATATGGAGATTGATTATCACCACCCTTTACTTTTGGATTACCCAATACAATATGGTGTTGATATAAACATGCACCAATTGCAGAACCTGCGTCGGATGGTGCAAATGGAATCCAAACATTTTTAATTGATGTATATGTTTTTATTTTACCATTGGCAGTTCCGTTGTAAGCACATCCACCACCCAATACCAAATTCTCACTATTCCATATATTTGTAACTCTATTGATGATGAAATATAATGCACTTTCATACCATCTTTGTAGTGATGCTGCAAGGTCTTTATGATGTTGTTCGATTGGTTCGTCTTTAAAACGTGGAGGAAATCCAATTAAATCAATTAATTTATCGTTAAACATATCATTATCGGATGTTTCCCATGTAAAATACTTCATATCCATCTTTACAATATCAATCTCACCACCAATCGTTGCAACCTTATCAAACAAACTATGATATCTTTGTTTATCACCATATGGTGCCAATCCCATTATTTTATACTCACCTTCGTTTGGTTTGAATCCTAAATACGCAGTAAATGCCGAATATATCAATCCTAATGAGTGTGGAAATTGTAATGTTTGTATTTTATGAAACCCTTTGTCATCACACATTGTAGCATACACCGAATGTCTTTCTCCAACGCCATCAATTGACAAACCTATTGATTTATCAAATGGAGATGTGTAATAAGAAAGTGCTAAATGTGATAAATGATGTTGAGTGTAAGTGATAATTCCTTCATATCCAATCGATTTTAATAATCTTTTTAAATTACCTTCGGTTTCATTCCATCTTTTATTAAATTTTCTCCATTTTTGTGGAAATCTTAAACCACCCCATTTTCCAATAGTTTGTCTAACTCTTTCATATTTATCGTTTGGATTTTCATACCAACAAACCATATCAATTTCATCAATTGTTATTTTTGTATATTCCAAACACCATTGGATTGCCTTAAACGGAAAAGAACTATCATGCTTTTCACCAGATAGTTTCTCTTCTTCAATAGCACATATTACTTTACCATCTATTACGATTGTTGCAGCTGAATCATGGTAAAATCCTGATAAACCTAATTGTATCATACTTAAATTTTTATATCACCATATTTGTCATATTCATTATATAATTCCATTTGTCTTTCTTTCATTTTGTTGACAACTTTGGTTATATAATGTGTAGGGTGACCTGTCATTTCTCTAATAAGTAAATATAATGATTTCTTATTAAAATTTTCTATATATTCTGCTCTACGAAATAATTCCAATACTGAATCTGCAATCTGTAAATCTCTTTTCTTTGGAAAATAATTCTCCAAATGTTTGTCCCAATATTGTAACATTCTAACATTAAAAGTTTTAAACTCATCATTTCGTTCTTCTTCTCTAAAATTATTTTCAGTATCAAATGATTCAGGTAAACCGGACATTATATCGGTATCCTTATATCTTTTATAGTTTGCATTATTATTTAGAATAAGATAGTTTCTTGCAACAATAGTAAAATAAGAAAATGCTTTACCTTTACCACTTTTGTACATATGAATTTTTTCAATCATAAATGTAACAACTTCTGCCATTACATCTTTTGGGTCGTCATCAAAATAGGTAAACTTCCATTTATTATAAACTATCTCTGCAAGTTTGTCAAAAGCAGATGCAATTCTTTCTCTATATAATTTATCTTTAATATATTGGTCATCGGTTAGATTATATTCAATAATAGCATCTTCCGTATCTTTTGTAAAATATTGACGATTGGGCCCTCTTTTCTTTCTAATTGGCATTTTGTTGTGTTTTGAATTTTTCGATGGTTTCTTTTATTTGATAAAATATAGAACCTACTTCATCGTCCTTCTCAAACATTTCACGAGAATCTATTTCTCTTAATGCCTCCAGTAATGATTCGTTTCTTTCTAACTCGGTTTGTAAAAATATATCATTTTCTATAATGATGACTTCGTATTTTTCTAATTTATTTAAAAGATTATAAGTCGCAAATGACAATGCAACTACTAATACTGATAATATTGTGATTATTGTATATAACATAATTAAACGATTTCGTATCCTTGTAAAAAATATTTGTTTGCATTTTTGTATTTAATTTCAACCATTTCACCTTGTGGAGATTTCATTACAATTTTATCATTTCTACCATAATTCACTTTTTTGACAACTTGTGTGTTATAAACTCTATCTTTAATTGTAAATCCGTCTAAATGGTCTATTTCGTGCTGAACTATAACTGTCATCATTGTTTCTTTAGATACTGACTTATTTTGTTCATCACCTTCTGGATTAATTTCAAATGTTAATTCACCCAAATTATCAGTAGATACAACAACTTTAGAAGCTCTAATAGTTCTAATTGGAGACCTTAATGTTGATGGAATGGATAAACAACCTTCAAAGAATAAAAATCCTTCTTTTGACTTTTCTTTAATAATTGGATTTACTAAGAATAGTTCCTCATCACCAAGCTGAATTAAACAAGCTCTTTTTTTAATTCCTATTTGTGTTGCAGAGATTCCTAATCCTGGGTGTTTTACCAAAGCTTCACTTAGTTGTTTTCTTAACTCATCTGCTTCTTGTTGAGTTATTTCTGACTTTAATACAGGAGTTTTAAGATACTCCGTAAACTCTTTTGTTGTTAGGCCATTAGAACCTTTGTCTACTATTAATTTCATTTTGTTATTTTTATATTAAATGTCTTGTTAATATTGTTAATGATATCACTATCCATATTGTATTGAATACAATCAATGTAGGTAAATCCTTTCTCATTGATGCCCAAATTAACAATGAAGATGTAAGTAGTGTTAAGAAATGCATATACCATAATTCAATACCAAATATTAAACCTGGTACAATGATTATAGCTTTAGCCATCCATGCACAAAACTCAATTACATTATAATCCGTCCAATAACTTATATCTTTGAACATAAGAATTCGTTTCCAAATTCGTTTAACTCCAATTCCTAAATACAAAGCCATTAGGAATACAATATATGTTATTATGTATTTCATTTATTTTAAATTATTGTTTTTTCTCCTTTTTGATTTTTACTATAAAATGAAATTAAACTAAATCTTTCATTTTTTGTTATTTTAAGAACTCTGTGTTTAAGTTTATCGTCCATAATTAAACTCATATTTCTTATTGGTTTAATTTTAAACAGATTTTTATTTTCAAAATATTCAAATTCTCCTCCATCAAATGTGTCATTTATATAAGTTACAATTGTTAATTCAGATGAATCATTATGATATGTATCATTAATATTTGTTTCGGTGGTTACTTTATTAATCCATAATCCAATTAAATCATATTCATCATCAATTAATTCTTTACATCTTTTTTGATATTCTAATAAATCGGTTTCAATATTTAGTGTTTTTCTAATATAGAAACTATAATTTTGTTTGCTACTAATAATTTTTTTTTCTAGAAAATTTGCACAGGTTGAGTCTAAAAAAATTAGTTCTTCTTCTGATAATAAATTTTTATATGTACTTAACATTTTTATTTTTTTAGACCGTATTTTATCCATTTATACCAAATTCTTTCGTGAAGATAATATTGAATGGGTTTATATACCAATTCTGCTACACCAAATGCTGCACCTACTTTAATATCACCACTTACCCACCACATTATACCAAATCCAATTAAAGTTGATACAATGCGATATGAAATGGTTTTGGCAATATGTCTTTTACGCTCTACTACCATCTTTCTCAATTTCACCTTTACGGATTTTAGTTCCACTAATTACTTCAATATTAGTAGGAGGTTCATGGTATATAACATCATATCCAACACCTCTACCATAATTTACACTTTCAATATCTGGAATAATTGATAACATTATTTTATCCCAATTATTTGTAAAAAATGGTTCTTTTTGTAATTCTTGTAATACTTCTTGTGCTGATTTTGGATTATTTTCATCCTGTTGTACATCTCTAATTGCAACCCAACAATTCTTTCCTTTTTCTAATTGTTGATTAATTAACCACTCATGTCCTTTGTGCCATGTTTGCCATCTTCCGATGAATAATGCATATTTTTTCATAAATTATAATTTCGTATTTCTAATATACGAAAATAATTCTAATTTACCAAATATTAATAAGTTTTAATATTTTCATCTTCACTTCTTAGTCTAGATAACTCTCTAACATTGCCACCCTTAGTTGATAACCAATAATTAACGGCCTTTGGGTTATTTATCCATAAATTTCTTTTATTCCAAGGAAATTCTGGATGCATATACTCTTCCCATTTTAAATCTGGAAGTATTTCTTCTACATTTTCAGAAGTAGGTGTATCATCAACCACAACATCAGTAGATTCAACATTTGTATCTTCTTCTTTTTTGTTAGTCTCATTTTTTTCGTTTTCGTTAACAATATTATCTCCGTAAACCTCATATAAACCCAATTTTTCATCATTTTCCATCATTTCAACTAAAATTTCTTTTTGTTTTTGTTTTTTATTCGAAATTAACCCGTTGAATGCGATAATAAGTGCGACTGCCAATGGGTCAAACACTATTACAATCAAAAATATGAAGAATTTTACAACATTTTTCAATTCCATACCAAATGCTTCGGCAATAAATCGAAATCCACCCACTTCTTTTTCTAAATCTAAGTTTGAAGTCTTAATTTCGTTGATTTTTTCGTTATTTTTAGCGTTTTCAGTTTGTAAAACCTCAATTTTTTTGTTAATTTGAGCAGTTTGTCTATCTTTTTGGTCAATTGAACGTAAAAGACGAGAATTTACCTTGCCTTTGTCTAAAATTGTGTTTTGTGTTGAGGATAACTGACCTAATTGAGTGTTTAATTGAGTAATTTGTGCAGTATTTTGGTCAATTTTTGTAGTATAGACTAAAACCTCTCTATCTACCTGTTGCAATTTTAAGGACTGAGATTGGAATGCATTAGAAAGATATCCAAATATACCCGCAGAGGTGATTAACATCAGTAATGCAACTGCAGAGGTCAAATACCACTTATTAAATCCCTTAATGTTTTCCCACTCTTGTTTAAGATAAGTTGCTGCAACTAACTTTGCAAACTCTAATGCACCCGCCATTACCATAACTGATACGGCTGCTCCACTAAATAGAACACCCAAACCTGTTATGGAGAAGTAAGCTGCACATCCGGCAATAATTAGTGCAGAAAATCCGACTAAATATTTAAGCCAATTCATTTATCGATTGATTCTGGTTAATTCGGCAACTCTCTCTACTATCTTTCTCGCGTCTTCTAAAGTAGTGTGAGCAACCGATGGTGTCATTGATTGTGCACCAGTAATTCCGTTTTGTAAAATCCTTAACTTTCCGTCTAAAGATTCTAATAACGTTTGTATTTTTTCGTTGTATATCATAGTAATAAATATTTGTTTATAATAAAAAAGGTAGAAGTGTCTAATCTCCTACCTTTTCAATATACGAAAAATAACTGAATTAACCTAATTTTGGGGTTAATTTTTTTGGTTTGGACTCTTCTTTTCTTTCAATAGTAATTAAGAGAATACCATTTTTAATTTCAGCTTTTGCCTTTCTACCATCGAAGTTTTTACCTACGGTAACTCTTTCTTCAATGTCTGAAATTAATTGATTGAAAGGATTTTCTTTGTCCTCTTGTGTTTTTTTGGCTTTAATTTCAATCTTATCCTCAAAGCAATTGATTTCAATATCTTTCGGGTCATGACCTAATACCGATAATGCAATTGATGCAGTTTCATCTTTAATGTCTACTGCGAATTTGTTTTGAACATAAGTTGTTCTTTCTTTTGGTTGTGTAAAAAATTCATCGAATAATTTACCATAGTCAATAATGTACATAATATAAATGTTTTAGTTAATAATATTGTATATAGTCCAAATACTATACCAATGGACTACTTTTGACATTTTGACACTAAATTTCGTTATTTTGTCTTTCGATTACAGTAGACATCCAATCTGCCCAATGGAGGATATATTGAATTTTATATTTTGGAGCTTTTGCACCATTGTGACCAGTTAAGTATTTTTGATTATCTTCATCAAACATACCATCAGTTAATTTAATACCAAAGTATTCTTTCTCATTATAACTTATACCATATTGATTTAAAGTAAAGAAAGTTCTATCGGTTAAAGTCATATAAGTAATCTTATCATTTGATTTGAATAACTTACCTTGATTTTTAATTTGCCAATCATTGTCATTTGGAATATAATGTAATTCACCCTTAATACCCAATTTTCCTAAATCGTGATGTAATGCACAAAATATCAATTCTTCATCTGTAAAATCCACGATACCACCCTGTGCAATAAATAATTCTTTCATCTTCATAGAATTCTTACATACATTAAAGATGTGGTCTATATATCCACCAATATGTGCATTATGATAGTGTTTTGAGCCGGATGCAGGAGATACTGCCAAATTACTACCCAACTCTTCTTCCGAATACATATGGAGTAATTTTTCCAATCTTTCACCTGTAAAATACTTTTTGATAATTCCGATAAATCTATCGTAGTTTGTTTCTAATTCTTGTTGTGTTTTCATAATTTAGAGTTTAATCATTTATAATACTCTAATATACGAAAAATAATTGATATTACCAAATTTAAATTATTGTTTTCTTAATATCTAATAATTCGTACATATTGTGAAAAACATATGGATTTGTTGCAACTTTTTCAAATTGTTTTAAAAATAAACTATGTTCTGGATGTGTAACATCTCCTACATCAATTAATTTAAATTGACCATCATTAAATGTTCCCCAATTTGTTATTCTACCAAAAAATACTTTAGTTTTATTTTCGAATATGGAATACATTATATTTAAAAATGTTTCCATTTCATTATAATTTGAATCTTGAACTACAAAAGAACATTTAACACTTTGTAAACTTTTTATGGTTGATATAAAATTTAAATTTGATATTAAGTTATCCCACTTCCCTCCCAATCTAGTTTTATTTTCATATGTATCTTTGGTACCTGCATCTATACTAATTTCACAAGTTTTAACATATTTGTGAATATTTGGCATAGAATCCCACATTTCTTTATTCCACATCGATGCATTTGTATGTAAATGTATCGATTTTAATTTTGGATATTTTTTAGGATTAAAATTTCTTAAATAATTTCTAAAACCAACCGAAACAAATGGGTCTCCTGAACCGGTTATGTATAGGGTTTTTACATTTGCAGAATAATAAGTATCAATTTCTTCTATTGTTTTTTCAACACGTTTAATACCTTGGCTATTTTCAACAATTAAGTCTACTCTACATGATGGACATTTATAATTACAAGTTCTATCAAATGACATTTGAATTATTTTTGGGCCATCCTCAATCACACCACTTTGTTCATTATAATATATTTTCATTTTATCATTCAAATCATTGATATGAATTATTGGGCCGTTTGTGGGTGTTTTTAATGATACTAACCTAGATAAAAATGGACATTTTGTTTTACTACAATAACGATACGAACCATCCATTACAGATTTTCGTATTTCGATAGCTTCATCCGAATTCCATAAATCTTGTATAGGAATTCCGTTTGGTAATTCTTTAGATAACCAACTTGCACAACACATATAGTTTTTATTTTGCATTATTTCTAATGCCTCAAATGGAACAGTGCAAACATATTGTTTTAAATCTACCATTATATCAACCCGTTTACTTTTTATATTAGTGTAAATTTGGATTGTTTTTTTGAAAACCAAACAATCAAAACATCCCTTTCACCTGCAGTTATTTCTTTAACCTCATGAAAATCGTTTCCACCATTAAATGAAATATAATCTCCCAACTCATTCAAAGAGACAATTTCATCATTTATGTACATATCACCACCTTCAAATTTATTGGATAATATTATACTAACGGTTTTGTGTGTTGTAAATCTATCTTTATGTTTTTTAGCAAAATCTCCAACACTATAAATTAACCTATGCATCATATATAAATTTTGAAGAGGTTCATTGAATTTATTACAAATAAACGTATTAAGTTTGTTATTATTTAATTTTAACACCAAACATTTATTTGTATATAATGAAACTTCTTCCGTTCTAAGATTTTGTATGGCATTATATAGTTGTCGATGTGCTGATTTTATATACTTCATATCTTCCTCAATCATAACATCAGTTTTTTTTAATTCTGAAATTAGATATTGAAATTCATTTTCATTTAGTCTCATATTAAACTTTTTTTATTTTTTAATGGTTTGTATTTAAAATCGGTATTAGTGAATAATACAAATCTATCATCATAATAACTTATTATCAAATTCATTTCTATTACCTTTTCTTAATCTATTACTGTGGGTAGGGTCATATATATCTTCGTAATATGTAATTGGTATATTAAGTTTAGTTGATAATTCCTTTAAATCTTCATTCCATTTTATAATATTATTGTAACACAATTCAAATATATGAGTAGGAGTATCTTCGTAATAATATTGTTTATTTGAATTGTAATTTTTTGTTCTTGAGAAATAAGTTGAATATGAATGTGATTGTGCATTTTCTAAAACATTTTTTCTTGATAACAATATAACACTATCAAATTCTTTACTTAATTCAAAATTATTTGGGTGGTGACATATTATCGTTTTAACAACTACATTTTTTTCACCATTATAATTAAATCTACCTGTGTTATCAAATGGTTCATATAATGGTAGAAACCCATTTTCTTTTGCCAATTTATATAACAAAGATGTTGAACCTGTTCTTGGTAATGCAATGATTAAAATACTCATATCAACGTACTATTACTTTTACTTTCTGGAAAAGTATAATTGGTTTCTGTCATCCAAACATTCAATGCATATCGTATTCCATTTGTAACCGGTAAAACACCATGAAGTGTTTTAGTACCATTAAAAGATATCATATCACCAAGTTTTAAGTTAAATGTTGATATTCCTTCCATATTTTTGAAATGAAAGTCAGGGTTTGCCATATCACTTAATGCAAATTCTCCACCATCATATCCATCCGATAATACAATTACCGATGTTATCTCACTTGATTTATCTTTATGTAAATTAAGATACCTACCATTGTAGTATGATGTTAAACTAATATTAAAATTTTTTAAATTAAATTCGTTATAATCAAACCATAACTTATATTCTCCACTTTTATAATTATCAATTAATTTAGATAATATTTTTGTTTTGAATTCACTATCATTTATACGTTTACAATCCCAAGATGCCATTTCATCTGGATAATATGCGAATTGGAAACCATTTTGAATAATAAATTGAATAATATCATTACATTCGGTTTGAGTAAACACATTATTATTTATAGTATAGTTCATATTATATACGAATTGTTTATATTATTATATGTTAATAAATTAACATCATTTACAAATTTATATAATTCGTAGATAAATCTAAATAACTACATAATCTATAATATTAAAGATGCTTTTCTTTAATCTTACTTACTACTGCTTGAAATGCAGTTGCAATTTTAACTTTTAAATCAATAGATAAAGGTGCAATAACTGACTTAATTGTTTGTTCCGGTCTTTCTATTCTTTTATTTACTGCCATAATATTTTAATTTTAATTTTTTAATTTAAAGTTTTGCCGGTGGTTGAAAACCACATCCAGCACAATAACTAGAATAACACCAATATCCACATCCATTATTAGGACACCAACATCCATTGTGCATCACACTAAAATCGCCATCACCAACATCCACCAAGAATAAATCGGAAGGTTCAAAATCTAAACTATAAATGGTTTTTTGTGCATATTCCATTTCTAATCCTGAGATTGTTACTGTTGTTAATTCGTTTGTGTTTACATCTGTAATAACTAATTTATCTCCAACATATAATTTATTTACTTTTTCAAATCTGGTTAATGTTGAATCTTTTTCTTCAATATAATAAGTACATGATGGAGAATCTGTCCAGGTTCTACCATCTTCTAATGTTATTCTTATGTATATAGTATCAACTACTACCGATGTTTTACCTTCTAAACTAGATGACATTTGAGTTAGTGTATCGTTTGATTGTTGAAGTGTACTATCCCAACCTAACGTAAATAGATTGCCTACTTCTAAATTAGCCGCATGATTATCATTAGAATCTATAAAATCAATAGAACGAATGTAATCACCGATTTGTATAGTATCCACATCGGTTAATGTTCCATTAAAATTTACAATCATACTATCGTCGTCCGTATGATAATCAGTTTTACCACTATTACTACTTACATCTTTGGTAATATATTTATATCTACTTTTTTGATTTAACTTATTTGTACCGGATACAAATTCGTCTGCACTAAACGATATTGGTATAATAGTAGATTGAGTATATCCACCTAAACTGATAACGTCTAATTCCGAACCATATATAATATCAATACTTCGTATAATTGAGTATCTACCTTCTATCAGGTTATCTTCTGAAAATATAAATTCTTGTGCTAAATAATTTGATTCTAATTGATTTTTTAAAGTAGTTAATTCAGTAATATCCATCACTTTATATAAAGAAGGATATATTCCATTATCGTAATTTGGGTATCTTGCTTTTATTAAAAAGTTGGGGTTTGTACTTGTAAAATCAACTTCATCTAATGAATCCAAAGATATAATATCCGATGTGAAGTATGTTTTTGGTATATATTGAGAACCAGACATAAGAGAGAAAAACTCAAATTTATCAGCACAATATGTTTCATCTACTAAAGCAGTAGTATCAAACGCTTGTCTTAAAATAAATTTATTAGTTGCATCTTCAATAAAAGGTATCGTTACTGAACCGACAGGAACTATATAATCTTGAAATGTTATATTATTTTCTATGCACTTCTCTTCTAAGATATTTTTAAATCTAAATTGCTCTGTTAATGGTTTATATGCATCTGTTTCTGTCCATATAAAATGAAATTCTGTGATATTATTAGTAGTTAACATATCAAATAATGATGTATAATCTAATAAATCCGCACCTTCATTGTATATGGTGGTGTTGGTATTAATTTCCAAAAATTTTACTGAGTCATTTTTTTGAAGTAAATCACTTCCTATTATTGTTGCTTTCATAAATGTGTGTTCATTTGGTATAAATATCTTAAAAAATTATTTCAATAGTTTTTTTATAGTAATGTTTTTTTATTTTTATCATCAATAGGGGTTATGTATTCTGAGTCCACATCTTTCCATTTTCTTTGTGTACATGGATTGAATAATTTAGAGAAAACTTTTTTATTTATAGGACACCCACAATCATCACAATATGCAGACCATTCAATACCTTTCAAAACTTCCTTTCTAAAATTACACCCCAAACATACGTTGAGTCTTTTTTGTGCAAGTTCTTCTTGAATTTGAGTTGGTTTAAATGAAGTTTTCCAAGCGTCAAATATTTCCTTATAATCGATATTGTTTATTTTAATCATATTATATTAACGTCTTAATTGATTTGGGTAAATCGTAATGGTCATAAATTAAATTATATTTATCTTTAAAATCATCATTTAATTTTATTTTTGTTTCAATATGAGAATGTGAATTTACATTTTTCAGTTTAAAATTTGTTTTAGTTATATCGGAAACCCATTTTTCTAATTTTTCCATTTCGTTTATATTGAACCAAATAATATCATTATCATGGTTATGCCAAATTGATTTTGGTGTTATAAGTATAATTAAAATATTAACTAATAGATAATCTGTATTTGAAAAATTTGTAGGGGTATGTTTCCTACTGATATATTTATCAATAAATTTATTTTTAATTAAGAATTTATTTACAATGTCCCATCGGTTATCCATAGTTGCTAAATCGTTAGTTTCAAAAAAAAATAAATCGTTTAGGTCTATATTGGCCATCCATTTTGAAAACTCATATGAACCAGTTCGAGCTGTATCGTAGATAATATGTTTATATAGTGAAAAGAAAGATTCATGTCTATCTCTATAAACTGATATAACAGGTAGGTTATTACCGAATTTTTTTCTTAAATCAATTACGGGTTCATGGCCATGAGTTATTGACTCCATTATTTTTAATTCATCTATGTTATTGAAATCGACCAATTCATTTTGTCGATTCCACTCATTATCCAAATTAGATACGGTTAAATTATTTAGTATACATGAGTAATGAAATGAGGTTGAACCACATCTGGGCAATGAAACATATATAAATTTATTGTCTACCAACATACTATAATAAAGTTTTTTCTTTTTTAATAAAATCAAACCCAATGTTTGAAGCAATTACAATTCTATCTATGGTAGAATTTAAAGCAGTATTTGGGGTGTGTGGCATATCTCCTTCCATAATGATTAAATCATCTTCTTCAGGTCTTATCCAATATTCTTTATCATTTTTTCCTTTAAAATATAATACACCATCTTCACCATTCATCACATCAGGCATCTGTATATAATAAACATATGTGTAATTTGGAATAAATGATTTATTTTCTTTATTAATATCGGTATGTACATGATATTTTTTACCATTATGAAAATTTTCCTGTACTGGATTTTTTGAACGTACTACATTTACCCACGTCTCAATATTAATTTTATTATATTTTTTATTTGTTTCTTCGTATAATTTTTTACATTCATTAATGCTGATTTGAATTATTTCATCCATTTTTGTTTCTATATTAACTTCACCAATAAAATTTAAATTTTTGTTCCATTCCATTTTATACCCAAATCCATCATTTGTATTGGTAGGTTGGGATTCTATAATAGAATATGCTTCTTTTAAAATTATTGATTTATTATTTAAACGATTTAGTTTTGTTTTCCAAATATAAGTCTCATCATCAAAATATATCTTTTCCATATTATATTAAATTTTGTTTCTTTGAGTCGGTTTTAACTAACGAAATCCAATTTACTAATGAATATCGTACACCATTCTCAACAGTTGTAACTCTATGAAGTAATCTTGAATCAAAAATATATAGTGTACCGATTTTATTTTCTATTGGTACTAACTCACTTTTTATATTTTTAATCTCCAAAATACCCCCATTATACTCATTATTTAATTGAATTACCATTGATGCAAATCTATCACTATAATGTGCGTCAGAAGCATCGGCATGCCAATTAAAATATTCACCTTCTTTGTATTCGGTAAATTGATAATCTCCTAATCCGGTAACTTCCATACCATTTATATTGAAAGTTTCTCTTAATTTATTCGTTAATCTTTCATTTAAAAATCCTAAATCAGATACCCAACCAATGGATGACTTTCTAAAATTTTCAGTAGGTGCAAACTTATAATTACCACCAATCAATTCGGCATTTGACAATGTTAATTCTCCTTTACATTTATTTAAAATAAAATCACATTCTTCAGGTAATAAAAAGTTTTCAAATATGTTTATGCTACCAATCATATATATTTTTTAATATTATAATAATTTTGATTTAATTAATTTTTTATTTTTCCTAAAAATAGAAGTGTAATTATATAGTCCAAAAATAATGTTTTCAGCTGTGAATTTTTTCAATCCTAATTTTTCTATCATTTTATAATTGTCATCTAAAAACATATGGTTATTTTCATTCAAAATATTTTTTAATTTTTCGGGTATAGGCATCGAATATGACTTTTTCCAAAATGGAGTATCCAATCTTTCACACAAATAATGATACCTAATAAAAAACATAGTTTGTGTCATCACTTCTCCACAAAAATCATTATACTCATCACGACTATTTTCGTCAAAATTTATGTTAATTAATCTTCTTAATTGCATTATCGTTGACATCATTGAGGTTGCCTCCAATGGTTCTAAAAAACCATAAGACAATCCAATTGATATAGTATTACCTATCCAACTTCTCTCAAATCTACCTGGATTAAATTCAAATACTTTTTGAATTTTAATTTCTGTCCCAACATATTCTTCAATTTCTTTTTTTGCGTCTTCAATTGTTGTAAATGAATCGTCAAATACATAACCGCATCCCCACCTATGTTGCAATGGGATTTGCCACATCCAACCACAATTCATTGAAACTAATTGTGTGTATGTTTTATCGGTAATTTTGAATTTATCGTTCTGTGGTAAAAAATAACCGATTGCTTTGTTGAGTGGTAAATAATCTTTGTAACTAATCCATTTTTCGTTATGGGTTTTTTCAATAATAATTTTAGCAAATCCACTACAATCAAAAACAAAATCAATGTCCTCAATTTTTTTATTGTTATTTAATAATATGGTGTGGATTTTATCATTTACTTTTTCTACATCAATAACTTCATTATCAATGTGAGTAACCCCTCTTTCAATCGATATTTCTTTAAAATATTGGCCTACTAATCTACCATCAAAATGAAAGGCTTTTGTTGTGGAATCACCAAATAGGTGTTTTGGTTCTCTATTATCTAATGTCCAATTTTTAAAATTTAAACCATCTTTAATAGTTGACCCGGTTTTATTAAAAAATTCATTTTCATTTATATCTAATAGATTAAGTATCATACCGAAATTTGGTGTACTTCCTTCTCCAGCACCTAATATACCAATTTTGGAACTATCAATTACTGTAAGAGTTGTGTCTTTCCAAAATTTATTTACCACTAAGGCCGTTAACCATCCTGCAGTTCCACCACCAATGATAACTACTTTTTTTTTCATATTAATTTTTTTAATAGTGTTATCAATATAAGATATATTTTTGAATTTACCAAATAAATAATTTTTTAATTTATATTAAATTTTTATTTTTTAGTTTCAAAACTGTAATTATATCTTTCTGCACTAAGTTTAAATTAATCAATTTTTTAATTTTTATTTCCAATTCTTCGATTTTAGAGATATCTGATGCATTTTTATTTTCTAATTCTTCAATTTTAGACATATGTGACAAATTTTCATACTCTAATTTTTTAATTTTGTCTACTTGTAATAAATTTTTATCTTCTAATTTTGAATAATCATTCCAATCATATTGACTATATTGATGTGATATCATAGTTTCTAAATATTTTGAATCCATTTCGGCCAATTTATTTAACTTATTTGATAAAACACAATCTACTTTGATAAATTCATATTTGTTATAACTATAAGTTGGTACCATATCAATTGGAAATAATTCGGACAATTGTCTCAATTTTACAAAACGAAATTTATGAATAGACCATGAATCATAAACCTGTTTATATAAAAATGGATACCAATGCCTACTTTTTTCATTTTCTAAATCATATAATATTTCTGATATTGATTTAGGAGTGCAACCCATATCTGTATTTATTGCTGATAAAATATGTTCTTCAATTGGTCTCCATACAAATATAGTATCACTATGTACGTTATCTTTAAGTTCGTATACATTTAAATGAATTGTTTCTATTAGATGTGTATCATCAATACTGCTCAACCAACGTGTACCACATTTACCTGGAGCAATCAAATCCAATCCGTTTTTAAAGATATATCTTTTAATGAATGTCATAGTTTTTAGTTATTTTGTTAAATACATAATATGCAAATGCAATATTGAATTGTTGTCCCCAATGAAAATCCAATTTGCGGCCGATTTGGCCATTTGTCTCATACCATTGGTCATTTAATGTTTGCCAAAATCCTATTTCTTTTGTTAAAAATGATTTATCTTTAATAAAATCAACTTGGTGTTCCATTTCGTCCCATGTAAATACAAAATTATTACAAGGAGTCAATTTTAACAAACTATCTACTACTTCTATTTGATTTAATTGTGAGGAGGTAGTTGAATTAATTATTTCTTGATTTTGCATCATTTTCATCAATTCTTTTGAGTTTAATTGATTATCCCAAAATTCTAATTTCATATGTTCGTCAACTAATTGAGGGCCGACAAACCTATTAATAATTTTAATATCGTTTGGATAGGGTTTATATGTTTTATACCAATTTGATTCTTTTAACGGAACTCTTGTTCTCCTGAAATAAGGTAAACATATTACTAACAAATCCGTTTCGTTTAAATGTGGAATAAGTTTAATCCAGTTATCTAATATTGTTTGGACATCTCTATTTGCAATACCATCTACGATAACATCTATATCATTCAGTTTTAATAAATTTTTAAGTCTTTCAATCCAAAACCACGAATCATCCCAACCTTTTACATAATTGCAAGGAACGGTAAATGAATCTCCAATAACAAATAATCTCTTTATCATAATTAGTGATGGGCCCAAAGTTGTTTATTAATTTTTTTAACTAATCTTTTTTTTAAGTTGTTCAATTTCCACTTTCAAATCCATTACCTTACACAACATTTCTAAACGAGAATCTTCCAAATCCGAATACGCTTCCCAATCCTTTTCACTATATTGTGATTTAATCATCGATTTAAGCCATTTTTCTTCTTCACTAATTAAGTTTTCCAATCGAATGGTATCTTTGGATGATAGTAAACTTAGAGCGGATTCTATACTATCCCATTTTGGGGGTAAAGAAAGATTATACATGTTTGAAGTCCATTTCAATTCTCTTGCGGATGGGGTAAGTTCCGAAAGAGCACGTAGTTTGTGAAATCTAAAACGGGTTCTCTCCCATATAGGATATAATTCTCTATATAAGTGTGGATACCAATGTGCACAAATACCCAATTCTATTTCTGTTATAATATTCAATATATCTCTATAAGGGTCTGCAGCCGATTCGGTTTTTATTGCAGATATAAAATGTTCTCTAACAGGTCTCCATATAAAAGTAGTTCCACTATGTACATTTTTTTGTAAATCGGTAATGTCAATTGAAAATGTAGTTATACGATTTTCACCATCCAATCCATCCAACCAACGAGTTCCACATTTATATGGAGCAATGATATCTAATCCGGATTTGAATATGTAACGCTTTAATCCCATATAGTTATTTATTAAATAAAGTTTTCTTTTTAATTAAATATACAAATAATCTCTTTATCATATTTGGGTGGGGGTCGGGGGTAAAGTCGTTTTTTAAGAAAATTTTTGTATCCCTATTGATAGTTGCAACTTTTCTTTCTTTTTGTATAGATATCTTTATTTACTTATTAGGTTTCTTTTAAGACGCTTTAGATACCATATAGGAAAATATACCACCCAATAGGTAGAAACCAAAAATACACCACCCATAATAACAATTGACATCATTACAAGGTGTAAAGATAGTAATATAGTTTTAATAAACTTATTCATACTATAACTTTTATGATTGTTGTAGTTTCTTAATTTGTTGTTGTAGTTCTACTACCTTTTTTGCAAGGTAACTTTGATTTTGTGCATCCGTAGTTTGTCCTTGTTGTATTTGTTGTTCAATAGATTGTCGTTGTTGTTGGATTCTTCTTTGTACTTCGTCATTAGTTTTTGCAATATCGTCTTCCAAATCCCTTTTAGCCTTTTCGACACTATCTTTAATAGTATTAATAGGATTAGATTCAACGGATAACAATGTACTACTTTCAGTCTTTTTAACACTATGATTGTCTTCGTCACTATCGGACTCTGCAATAAGGTCTTTTTGAATTATACCATAGATATTAGGAGTAGGTATTGTACCATCAAAGAAAGTACCCTTAATACGATTAAAATCTTTTCTGAGTAAATCTAATTGGTTATCTAACTCTATAAGAAAGGTTTGTAGTTTGAGAGGGTCGAAAATAGTTTTTTCTTGGTCGGTTACTATTGCAATAGGTACAAACGTATAGTGAGGATTTAATTCTTTATCTACCATTTTTTCATAGTCTACCACCTCAAACTTATCTGAAGGTCGTTTACTTCCTTTATCTAATGTATAATTGATTTGGTCTATTAACTTATTGGGTATACCTTCCGTTAATCCGTTTTGTGCATCGTCTATATAAGATACATCTACTACGCCTGCTTGTCTATTTTGTAAATCTCTACTATCTATACTCTTTTGTAGTTGGGTTACATCCAATTCAATAATCTTAATTGTTTTACCCATGCCTATTTCCTTATCCTTAACCTTTATCTTGCCATTCTCTACTATATCGTAATGTGGGTTCTTTGAGTCTTTTATATCGTTAAGTGTTTGTGGTGAGCATAGATAATCTAAACCTATCTTTACTATAATACCATTTCCTTTAATAACTGGTTTAAGGTTTACAAGTGGTGCACCAATAGGTAGATAGATGGGTTTGATATCTTTTGATGCAGATATCTTCCAATTCTTACCATCCGTTGTATACCTTTCCTGGTTTTGATTTATTTCCTTAATACTCATTACTGATTTCTTTATATGCCTTTCTATATAACTTTAATTCATCCTTAATAGTAGTTTTACGATTTACTCTTATATCGTATATCGTTCTTTGTAGTTCTTTATACAATCCCATATAGATTGCATCCGTTATTATATAGTTAATAGTTAATTTTCTTTCATATTCCTTATACTCTTTCTTTTCAAATTCATCTCTTACTTCCTCTAATGGTTGCAAAGAAAAGATTTTTGCAACTCCAATAGATGTACCAAACTCTTGTGCAGCTTTGTCAAACACTTCTTCTTTTAACATATAGAATAGATTTAATATGGTTTCTTTTTGGTTGGAATTGGTATAACTAATTTCTTTTGCATGGTAGTAGACATATGTGGAGTAAGATTGATACCTACTCCTCCGTCATTACCCCATCCCTGATTACCACAACGAGTTATAAAGTCCTCATCACTCTCTCCTTCCAATCTTTCACATCTACCCTCTAACTCTTTAATCAATATCTCTTTTAACTTAATCATTTCTGTATATTTGTACTACACATAAATATCTTAGATAAAAGAAATTCACTTAAAGGGTATATGTGTGTATCATACATCATGTCAAAAAACGCGCTATAGGTGAAAAATTGGACCCCGGTATTCGCACGTATCCGACCCGTTTTTACAACTCGCGCTTTTTGTCAGCGACATGAAACTGTTACTCGTTTCACTCCGACCCCGCGAGGAAAAAATAATGCAAACTCCGTTAAAAAAATGCGCACAAAGAAACCGACATCATTTACGATATCGGTTCATCCCTCAGCGGGAGCTCTCTTTGTAATTAAAATGAAAATATGAAACCCAAGGAAAAAACTTCTCTTTTAAAATTGTCTACTTACCCACTTTGGATAATTGGTGTATTGATTCATTAACTCATTACTTCTATAATCTTTCACTTCTACTCTTACACCTATATTCATTTCTTTACACCATTGAATAAAGTTTTCATCAGACATTATCTTTTCTCTTTCTTTCTCTAATGTGTTATACTTCTCTATGTCTATACTATTGATTGTGTCTACTATTGTATTACTATTCATACTACTACTTATTTAACTGAATTTATTTTTATTAAGATTGTCAAACTTACGCTTTCGCTTTGGGTGGGTGTTGTTCAAATAACTCCATAAGGTACTCCTCTTCATTCTCCATTTGTTCGTGGGTCATCTCATTGTATCTTTCCAACAACTTAATCGCGGACCGTAACTCCATCAACTCCTCATTACACTTCCACTTTGGTTTACCATCCTTTAAACTCTTAATCTTCTTCATCAATACTACTTCATCATCTTTTAACTTATCTATCGCGAAATCCATCTTTATACTTTTTATTTATTTTATGTTTTAATTCTTTCCACACTATCGGTGTGTACTTATCTTCATTCCTTCTCGCTTGTCTTTCGTAAGGGTTTCTACTATAAGAACCGGGATACTTATAATACTTTGTTCTTATTGGTTGTAGTTGGTGTGTCCATTCGTGAATACACGTATTGATTAACTCTCTCACATCACTACATTGGTCCCAGTATATCCACACCTCGTTATCGTCCGCGTCGTACGCTCCACAATCGGTGTCATATCCTTTCACTACTGACCAAATTGGTTCAAACTTTTTTCGTTTGTTTATTCCCATATTGGTACGACACCATCTCAGGACCATATTCGCGATTCTCACGGATGGTTCTCTACCTAATTTTGTTATAGGTGTTTTTAAATATATCATATTCGTTTTAGTATGGTTATAAAAAAAGTGGTACTCTCGGGGTACCACTTCGTTAATATCAAAGTTTTTGTTTGTAAAGTAAATCGGAGAATAACCATTTGTAAAGTAACCGAGATAACTTTGATATATTGGAGCGGAGAGGTTGAATCGAACAACCTCTTATAATCTGGGAGACTATCGTGCGAACATCATTACACTATCTCCGCTTCATTAGTACGAGTATTTTAAACTCGTAGTAATTATTTTACTTCCTTTGTAGAATCTACTACTACTGAGGTTGTTGTATCAACTGATTGAATAGATGTTGAATCAACTACTACTGATGTTGAATCAGTTGTTGTTGTTTCAGTTGTAGATGTACCACAACTAACTAAACCGATACCTAATACTAAAGACATCGCACCTACTTTCGCTTTATTTAAGATAGATGATAATCTTTTCGCGTTGTAAATCGCTTTTGTAGTGTAAAAGTCTCTCTTTTGTTCACTCAAAGTAGAATTCGCTTCGTTTAAGTTGTTTACTAATTCAGTTACTTGGTAGTTTACTTTTGTAGAAATTTTCTTTCCCATAATTGTTTTTTGTTCCCCATTAAGTTATTAATTATTCAAAATCCAAATAGGAGGGGTAACTTTGACCTATTCTTCATTTGTAAGTTTATTTCGTTGTTGTTATATACAATATACGAAAAATATTTTGATTTACCAAATTTATTTTATTTGTCGGTGTCCTCACCATTTCCTTTTGTTGTTTCTACATTAAGACTTCCTCCGTTGTAGTATGTACTATAAGCGGTGTCTAATGTTGGTTTAGTTGATACTAACGCTCCCTCTAATACATTTGTCGCGATTAGTTCTCGTTTTTCTTTTTTAGATAAAACATTTTTGATTAAACTCGTTTCTAATTTAACCATTTTAGTTTCAGTTTCAATCTCACCTACATACTTACGAACACTTTCTTCGTCAACAAAGATACGAGGTTTGTCCATCTTCGGTCCTGATAATTCAATCACTTCGTAAATATGTTTACCATCACCGAAATTGAATTTCTTATTCTTCACTATCGCTTTATATCCTCTCTTTCCTAATTTGATTTCTTTTATTTTCTTACTCATACTATTATCTTTTAATGTTTTTAATTACTTCGTTCATTGGGTACCAAGGTATATGTCTTTTCATATTTTAGTGTGTTGAATTTAATTCATAATGAAACTTTTGTAATTGTTTCGTTTCATATTCGTGAGCGAATTTCTTTCCTCTTATTACTTTGAGAATAAATAATTCATAAACTGACTCACTATGTTCTCTCATATCGTTGTATAAGGACCAGTTTTTGTTTTCTTTTCTCGCTCGACTAAAGTGTTTTTGTAATCTTAATTTCGCAGAATAGTGAAACCTCCTACCTATCGCGACTGTGATACCTATATAACTCTTACCATTTTCAGTATTGACTATCTCATATACTACGTGGTTTCTATCGTTTCGTTTCTTTCTATTCATACTAATTAATTTTATTTTACTATAATACCATATCCACCCGAATTTGTGTTAGTTATAAACCAACTCCAATCTTCATCACTATAAAACCTATCCCAATTTTCACCTTTCTCTAATCCCTTACGACCATTGTATTTGATTACTTTGATATCCTTTAAATTCTTTCTAATCGTTGAGTAATATCCGTTTACTTTTACTTGGTTTAATCTACCATCTTCTTTTAACATTAAACTAATGATTGTAGTCCATGCTGGTTTATTCATTAACTCCATTGCATTGTATAAATGTTTATATACTTTTGCAATCATTCTTTTGTTAATACTATCATATCCTACTTTTGACTCCCATATTTCGTTTGGTGTATCAATTGGACTTTGTAAATGTGTTGGTGTTATATTCTTATTCATATTCTTATATTGTTTATAATTTAATTGTTCTAATAGGGTCTCCTTCGGTTAGTTGGTAGTTTAAACTATCACTTGCAAATAATTGAGCTTCATCTGCAGAGTATGTTTCCATTAATAACTTTATTGTCTTATTGGTCATACTATTCACTTTTTGTTTCGTTGTTATAGACTCTAATAGACCACCTTCCGAAAACATACTGATTGTGTAATACTTCATATTATTGAATTGTTTTAATTGGTAATTTAATATTTTCTATTCTTTTGATTTCAGTAAACACATCAACGATATTCATTTTTGTATCGGTATGTTTTTTAACGAACTCACTCGCATCTTTTTTATTACTGAAAAACTTTTTGATACCTTTAGGACCTGTTACCTTATATACATCAAAGGTTGTTGGTTCAAACTTTTCACTTTTCATTCTTAACACTCTTTGGACTTTCTTTATAGAGTAGTTACTCTTTACATTTTCTTTTACTTTCATATTACTTTACTTTTTATACTTTACAAAAATAGGTTAAAATTGGGTGGAATCTTTACTACCTATACGGATATAGGAAACTTTACAACCACCACAAAGATTAACCCAATACTAAATCAATCATTCTTTTATTCAATCCAATTGACCTTAAATCCTTTTTGACTTCACTCAAAAACTTCTTTTCAATCTTACCTAACTTCATAGGATAAGACGAAATAATTTGTGAAATAGTCAAAGACTCTTTTTTCAACTCAGCGAAAAACTTCATTTGTTTTTTCACTTCGGTATTATTTTTACATACTACCTTATGTGTACGACCCATAAAGTCTTTAAACTCTACAATAGAATTCGGTTTTGTAGGTATGTTAAACTTACTACCCGCGAAATTCTTATATTGAGGTTTTTCGTTACGAGATGTATTATACGCGATTTCCGTATATTGGTTAAATTCGTTTGTGTTACTCTTATTCATATTCTTTACAATTTTAGATATTAGAAAAATTTTATATATAACCCCCTCATTGTTGGGATATACCCAAAGATACGACAATTTGGTGGATTTTGGTGCTCTTTTTGAAACTATTTTTAAAAGTTCTTGATAGAGAATCAACGAGTTAGACATTTATTTTTTTACCATATATAAGTCATTGATTGCTGGACAGTTATAACTCATTGATAATCAACCACTTAGGATTCGGGATTTAACATAATATAAGTTATATGTCTTTTTTCGCATAACTCGTTGATACTGAATAGGTTACCCATTTAACATAATATCTTATATAAGAACACTATAACTCATTGAAAATCAGTCAGTTAGTGCAACTCGTTGATTATCAGTAAGTTAGAAAAAGGGTTAAATTTGAATAAAAAATAACTTTGAAATTAGTGGATATCTAACGAATATCAGCAGGACCCGTGCAACCCTTACCCACATTGAGTTTCAGAGGACGAGACTAAAATAAATTCACTTTACTAAATCGATGCAAACCACTGCCAGTAAGGGTTGCACAGAATTATTTGCTGCCAGGTCCGTGCTACAACAGAATATTTTTCGGTGTATTATTTCGTATGGAAAAAAAATTCGTTTCAATGTGTGAATGTGCATGATACATTGACTTTGTTTGATATACTATTATTGATATGTTCGTTTATGTAGTGTGTAAGTATGTAAGTATTTTATTTTGATACATAAAAACTTTTGACACTCTTTAACACAAATTACCACTTTCTACCACTAATTAACACTAATTTATTTATTTTGATATAGTATTGATTGATATACTTAATTGTAATTTGTCCTGAATATTGGTGTGTGGGTTTATGTATGATATTGTAATATGCACTTTACTTATCTTAACCATTTTATTAATCAATTCCAATGCAACACTCAAAGGTATTTCTTTTATCATATCTTTATTATTTCATTATCATACTACATTACCATTACCCTTTCAATACAATATAAAAATGTTTGTTTACTACGGATTTGTTCACTCCTTACTAACATACAATTATTTCCTTCATTCTCATTCCAAAGTATATACCCTTCACCCGTTTTAAATCTATTCAGTATAAGCATAATATCACTATGTGTTTTATTTATGTGTCGCATATGTATATGATATTGTTCGTTACCCTCTTGATTCCAACTCCATGTATTGAGAACATAATAAGTCATTCCACGCAATTGAATTCTTTGATGGATTAGTTCGTGTGTATTTTGGATTGTTAACATACTTACTTATTTTTATCTAATTGTATTTGTATTTCATTACATATACTATAATCTTCTATCTTAACAAAGTATTTTTTTAAATGTTCTAAAACTAATTTCTTTTGTTCAGTATCTAATCCTTCCATTGCATAACCATTATGTCTTGCAACTTCTAATTGTTTTCTAAATACTATATCCATTAATTGTGTACTATCTATTAATCCCGTATCCATTACTTACCCTCTTTTATTTTTTGTTTTTAATCCTACTCCAGCTTTCTATTATCAATTCACCTATAATCAATAATGCAAAGTAATCCTTTACAACAGGTACTTTATTCCAATCCTTTAACACTACATGCCAAAAGATAGTTACAATCAATACCCATTCTATTAATACTATCCATTTGTTTATACCTTTCATACTATTTATTTTTATCTTTTAGGATTTGAATTGTAGCTTGTTTTATGATTAGTAATTCTATTAATTCATCCCAACCTTCTGCCCTATCCCCTATTATAGTATTGTATTCATTAAGTATCTTATCCCTTTGCAAATCCGTTAGTGTTATACTTAATTGGGTTTCTATTTCTTTAATATCGTTTATACTTACATTCATCACACTTTGTGTTTTACTTATTTTATTAAATCATTATCCTTTAATCGTTTTTCCCTTTCCTTATAGTATTGGGTTAGTCTTTGTTCTAATTCTCTTATTTTATTTATATTGTTATTGAATTCTTTTATACTATTCCTTATCATTAGTATTCCTATTACCATTATTACTATTACTACTGCAATCATATCCTTTTATTTATTTCTTTTATTCTTTATATACACTCTTAACCATACCATGTATACTATCATTATACTGACTACATATATCAGGGTTTGCTTTATATACATTACTATTCTTAACTGAATTTATTTTATCTTACTTTTCAAAATCAGTTTTACTTCTTCCACTCACCACTTCTTAATATACTCCTAATGTAATCCCAACTTTGCAATGTGGTAAGGTATACAGGTGTCTCAAACCTTTTACCTTTGTATATTACGCATGTGGGTTGGTATGTCAATCCTATTGTATCGGTTTCTAATTTCATACTAATCAATTTTCATTACTTCATTCGTTGCGAATATAATGAATAGACATCCTACTGCCGTTTCACCTATCCACATATACATTCCACCCAAAAAGAATGCCGTTGGTGCACATACTACATTCCAAATCCTTTTAATCTTTTCCATTTTACTATTGTTTTATTTTGTTATTAATACTATCAAAAAATTTTAGGTAACGACTTTACCCCGACCCCTTTTATAATTTTAATTTTAATGCATCTTCTCTATCAATTGCATATGAATATCCTCTCTTAGCTTTCTTACAATATATCTTAACTTTATTTTCCACCAACCTATCTAATTTAGAATTAACAAACATTGCGTGACTATCCTTTATATTCAATAACTCTTTCAATGAAATATGGTTAGGTTCAAACTCATATACCTCAATACTATTGTTGTCAAAATATTCCCTTCTAATTGAATAAGGTTTACCATATTTCTTTTCTCTATAATTTTCTTCATTCTTATCTATATGATTAACACTTACTTCTACCTTTGAACTAAATTGTCTTTGTATATAGAATTTCAATGCGTGTTCACTTGCATCGTTTTCAATTAATGTTTTAATCAATTCTAATTCTGCTGTTGTTGATTTCATAGTTTTTTGTTTTTCGTTATTCGTTTTTGTTTCTGTTTTATTTGTATATATTTTTTGTTCGTTTATTGGGTTATTAATTAACTTCATAACTTCATCCGCTTCACTTTGAGATTTTGCACCCTTTCCTAAATTATACCATTGTATTACTATTTGTATATTATTCATAGTATAAATTCCATTAGGGTCAATTCTATCACCTGAAGGAGCTAACAAAGGATTAAATCCCAATCTTCTAGCAGAACTTAAACAATAATCCTTTTCACTTTTTACTAAAGGAAAACTTATTCCTGTTCGTTCACATTTTCCATTGGTTTGTTTTAATCTTTCTACTAATTGTTCTAAAGTTATATCAACTATTATTTCCTTTGTTCTACCATATGATTGACCTTTGTCTTTGGCAGTTCTTGCACTACTCCTAATTGACTTTAGTAGTCTTTTTGCCATAACCCTATAACAATCTTCATAATTCATTTTCATATATTCAATTCCTTTATTAAGTCTAATATACGACTAATATTTGAAATTACCAAATAAAAAAAGGGATAAGTTATTATTAACCTATCCCTACTATCAAAAAAATTTCCTTAAACGACTCACCCCCCAACCCCCACCCCTTCGGTGGGTGGTTTGTGGTTTCGTATTATCCTAATGCAACTAATCTTAATTTGTCAATGAATATATCCATATTACGAATATCTAATAAGGTTATATAAAGTGTATTTCCGGTACTACTTTGTAATTTGTATGTATTCCTATTCCATTCATCCCTATTCAATGTAACCGTTATTGCGTATTTCATATTAGATAATTCAAATTTATATTGATATTCACTTTTACTATATGTAATATTATCAATATTAAATTGTTCCTCAATTCTTGCAACATAAAAGTTTTTCTTACCCAATCCTTTATTGTTTAGTTTATTTAAGTTCTTTATTGTTAACATATACTATCCTTTTATTTCAAATTCTTTATTGTAGATATTATTTTCTTTTATCCATTCAATTGCATAGTTTATACCTATTCCCTTTTGATACATTCCCGCATCTTCTATCTTACTACCCTTATCCATCAATTCATCTGCTAATCCTTGTAGGGTATTCAATTCCTTTCTTTCAATTGTTATAAATTGTTTAAAGTCTCCTATTATTTGATTTTGCTTTCCCATATTCCGTTTATCAATTTAAAATGTTTTATTCTACCTATTCCGATTGAGTAAGGTATTGTTATAAAACTACTTTCTCTTTCACTCCATTGTTTTAATAGTGTAGTGTCTATGTGTATATTGTTTCTATATTCTTTTATTAATCTCCAATCATACCAAAGTAATTCAGTCAAATCATTGTTAAGAAACTGAATATAATCAATATACCAATCTTTGTATTTGTTATGTCTGTCCGTATTGTTTTTGTCTTTGTATGTTTCTAATTCACTCCAATACTTTTGTTTGCGATAAGGTATTCTAAAATGATTATGTTTTTCAAATCTATCCATTCCGTAATTAATCATTTCAATATCGCATCCTCTTTTGTATTGATTGACTTCTAAATCCAAATCATACTCACCACCCAATTCAATTGCTCTCCAATTATTTTGTTCTAAAAATTCCTTTGCAACTTCCCTATCCTTTGTATCGTTATGTGAAAGTGCTTCTAATCTACTTACCATTTCATTTATTTTTCCATTTCACTTTCAAAAGCTTTCATCGCTCTCTTTACGTTATCCATTTCGGGTATATCTAACTTTTCACCCAATGAAACGAATCCTATTGTTAATATTGCAAATACGATACCAATACTAAACTCTACCGCTCGTTCACTATACAATGTGTCATTTTTTGCAGTCACTCCGTTATGTGTGGTTATTTGCAATCCTAATAGTGTTTCTCTTTTACTTAAAAAACTAAATCCTAATTCTATTTTCATATTATTTGTTTTAAAACGGGTTATTGAAATTTATATTACCCTGTGTTTGTTGTGCTTTTGGTTTACATTTTACTATCAATGATTCAAATATTAATGCAGTTAGTTCTAATGATTTTAATTTTCGGTTGTTAATCCAGTCCCTACCATATTGTGTTATATTTAATCCATCTCTTAATACTACTTCATAATCGTTTGTATTAGTTCCCTGTCTATATATTTTTATTAGATATGGTGCACCATTATATACAACTTTGAATGTATATTCATAATCGGTTTCAGTTATTTCACCTATTCTAAGGTCTTTGTACTGATGCGACCAACCTTCTAACTTCTTATAATTCTTTATTGTCAAACTCATATACTAAATAGTTTTGTTCTTTGTGTGTACCAACTCTTGTAGGTTTTTGTTTTAGTAAACTATCGTTTGACAATTCAATATTATTTTTTACAATTATTTCAATTGTTCTTTGCATGTATATTATTTTCATACTATCCTCTTAAATCGTTTCTAATATCCTCTTTTACTTTTTCCAAATATACCATTCTTTCATTTTGAGAAACAAAAGGTACACTCCAGAATTGACGAGTCTTTGTTTTAAACCAACCAAATACGAATGAATACACTCCCATCACTAACCTCAATTTAACTGAATTAAAATACATTGTTAATACAGGTAATGCAGGTGCTCCATGTGTCAAATAAGTTCTAACTTTTTTATCACTCAATAAAGGTGTTGGATATCCATATACTTTTGTAACGGGTGTAAACTTATATGCAAAACCCGGTGTAAATATTTGGTCAAAGAATGCCTCCATTGCGGGTGTGCATCTAAACCACCAAACGGGAGATATAAAATAAATCCTATCTGCCCATGTTATCAACTCTTTATATTTTTTAATTTTATCCTTTCCGAAATCAAATGTTATATTTTCTTTGTATAAATCAATTACACATGTTTCTTCTTTATTTTCTTTTAAAAAACCTTCAATCGTTTTTTTAATACCATTGTAGCAGAAACTCCTTTTATCGGGGTGTCCTATTATAATTAAATTTTTCATTTTATATAAATTTTAATATTGCTAAATCTTTTTGTTTTGCTTCAACCATTATGTCCACGTCGTTATTATACGTTTCAGGTAATTTTTGAATGTAATCACTATGTGCTTGTGGTTTTACTTTTATATTGTTTTCGTGTAATGCTTTTGATTCCGAATAATGTACTGCGGGTGTTATACCTTTCGGCCATGTTGTAATTGCTAACTCTAATGCATGTTGTTCAATCAAATCACCTGTACAAAATTGGTGGTGGTGATAATCAAATACAATCGGTATGTTAATCTTATTATGAATATACATTAAGTCTTTAACTGAATACATACTCGCCTTGTCATCATTTTCAATTGTTAGTCTGCTTTTAACTGAATTAGATAGTTTGTCAAAGTTAGTACAAAACCTATCCATTGCTGCAATCTTGTCACCATATACTCCGTTGCAATGTATATTAATTTTATTGTAAGGTGTTTTGGATAAATTCATTGCGTCCATAATTCTGCCGTGCACTTCTAAATCTTTAATCGTATTGAGTACGACATTTTCTTTTGGTGAAACCAATACATTAAACGGACCGGGGTGAAATGATAATCTTTGTTTATACTTTGTTGCCTTTTTACCACATCTTTGTAGTATCTTTTGTATTTCGTTCCAATCTTTTAATTCAGTAAATTCATATTCGGTTGCCCACGGAAACATATCACTACTCATACGATACATTTTAATTCCCATTTCCTCATTCCAATCTATAATTCGTTCGAGGTCTGCAACATTCTGCAATACCAAATCCGATACATAGTCAACTCCCTTTGATGTGAAAGTTCGTTTGACCATTGTCCTGTTCGTTGTAATCTTTTTACCTAATGAAAGGTTAATACATGCATATCCTATATTCATATAGTAAATATACGACAAATTTTTCACTTTACCAAATTAGATAGTCTGCATGCAAATGATAATCTTGTCCGTAGTATCAAACTCATTCGTATTTAACCAAAGGGTTTTATTGTTATACTCCATTATATACATCCCGTTATCGGTTTGCTTTCTATGTAGTAATATTGTTTCTACTGCCGGTTTTATAGTAGCATCATATCCTAATGTAAATTCGTAGTGGTCTTTATGTTCTTTAACTCCAATAATATTAAACACTTCGTTATATTCTTGTCCGATTATGGTTTGTATGTTTTTTATTTTTAGCATAACAATCGTTTTATTTGTTTACAAAAGGTATCTATATTTTGTATGTCTGAAAATTTCAAATACAAAGAATAGTTGCCGTGTGATATTGTGTATTTACCTCGTTTATTTTTGATACGATTAAGTTTTAAGTCTCTAAATTGTCCTTTGCCATCTATTAAACTGATATGATATACCATGTGCCCACAAACCATTGACTTCACACAAAAGGAATATCCTATTGGATATCTAACTATTTTATCTAAATTATTTATTGTTAACATAATTTTAACTATATCTGGATGATTGAATTATTGACATTAACTGAATTACACTATTGTTTAATTGAGTCATTTGTTGGGTTATTTGAATTAAACCTTCTACTATTTTTTGATATTCATACTTATTTTGTTTTAGTTCATATTCTATTGCATATATCTTTTGGTTTATATCATATATTTGTTGGTTTATCAAATAAATCAATTCAGTCAAATTTGCAACATTTTTATTAGTTACTTTTAATTGATTTTGTAAAGAATCGGTTTGTTTTTTTAAACTATCGGTTTGTAGTTTAAATACCTTTAATTGTTCGGATAAAATAACTATGTCATTTGTATGCTTTATATCATTCTTTTTAAGTAATTCTATTTCCGCTTTTAACTTATTAATATCGGTTGAATAATCTATTTGTTTTTTACAAGATGTAAATAAAAATAGAATTGAAAATATTAATATTGTATTTTTAATTGTTGTCATAATTCTACCATTTACTTAATGGACATTTACTTTCAGGACTTAAAGTCTTTGCTGATATATTACATCCACATCCTTTTGTTTCTTGTTTTGTTATTTCGTTTATTCCGACATTTTTAGGACTGCAAGTATTTCCTATTCTCATATGACATGAATTACATAGTATCAATCTATTCTCTGCCATTTGTTTTATATTCGGGTCCAATGTTCCTATATGATTTTTTATCACATTTGCCCATCCGTTTATTATTTCGTTTAACTTTGACATATTATTTATTTTTAGTTAATTATTTTATTTGTGATTGCAAACTTTGTATACTTTGAACCATTTGTCCGTATGGTATTGTAATTCCACTATTGCTTACATAATTGACTATCCCACCAACCGAATGACTACTATACATTGGTGCTGATGTTAATCTCATACCTAATAATTTATCAATCATTTCCTCAAAATGGTTTCTGAAAATTGAAATAGATGCCATACAAACTTTATCTATCGTATTTATTGTAGAACGACCTTCGTCATCCCTTACAATAATACTAAAATCATTATCATGTTTCCATTTATGTGCAGGTGTTAATACATTTAATTCCCACTTTGCTTTTTGTGGTAAGTTTAAATCTAATATCGTTGCTTCATACATTGTTTCATCTGCATTATGTATTGGATTGACTATTGAATAACCTTTGTATGTATATCCACTTATTTTTTCCCAACCTTTTATTTTCATATTATAATTTTTTGACCTCTGCAATCATTCTATTTATTAATTCATCTCTATCTTTTACCAACTCAACAGGTATACTATCGATAGTCATGTTTTTATTAATCTTCCAAATATTAAATTGAACTTTGCCATTTTTAATATTAGTATGTATTTCAAATATTGTATGATGATTAGACGAACCATTTTTAATTCCAGCAAATTTGTATAAAGTATAAAGTGCATTGTCAGATGCGTTGGTTCTTGCTTCATGTTTCATATAGCATATTTCAATTGTAGAACCATCCAATTGATAGTTCTTTGTATTAATGTGGTGTGGATTTTGTATCTTTAACATTTTTTCCGCTTTTTTCTCTTATCCAATTATACATAAAATTTATATCACCTTTCTCATTTTCTTTTTGAGATTCTAATTCATGTCCAACACAAGGTGGAATTTTATGTTCATTTTGATAATCGGTTTGTGTTTTTGGTTTACTACCTATTGTACCATATTTTGCAAGTCTTTTTTGTTCTTGTTTTGCACCCACTAACCAACCTATCAAAAATGATGCAATTAATAATACTACCATAACTTATTTTTTAGATTTTAATTCTATTATTTGTTTTTCTACCTTTGCAAACCTTTCTTTTAATCTTTCTAATCTTATACTACGACCCCATTTACCTAACCAATTCACTCCCTGAAATTTCTCCCAATAAATGATTTGTTCTTGCAATTCTTTTTTTCGTTTATAGAGTGCCATAACCTTTTCCGATTTCATTGTTTACTTTTTTTGTAATGTGAAATAGTAATTCCACTTTAACCAACTAATTGCTATTCCAAATGCCGGTGTAAATGTATTCGGCCCTGCGTAATATTTTTTACTATACCATAATTTTAATATTGGTAATACCACCACAATATCTTTATTTTTTTGTAGTTTGTTGTTGTCAATAACCCATTCTAATTTTCTCATTTTATTTTGTATTTTGTTTTGTATTTTCTATTGTTTCGTTTTGTGTTTGAACTTTTGCTTTATACATTTGTCTAATTATACTACCCAATTGTTGGTCGGTAGTATTTTCATCTAATATAATTTCTTTACGAATAGTCAAATATTGTTTTGCTTCCTCAGCCCATTCTATTATTTGTTTTGCGTATTGTTCTTTCATAACTTTATTTATAATGTAATATACGAAATTTATTCCATTCTGCCAAATAAAAAGGGGACACCCAATCAAAAATGGTATCCCCGTACGCTACATGGCATGCAAGATGTTTATGTATGTTTACGATAGTTTTTCTTTTTTAATTGTTCACTTCTTGTTTTGTTACCCATCACTTTGCGATTAGTTGCTTTCACTTGTTTCTTTGTTATCATTTGTTATTATATTTATTATATTATTTTTTCATAAAATATACCGGCTAATTTTTGATGAGATTCCTCTGAAAAATGGTAATCATCAATAACACCATTTGTGTCTACATTTAAACGATTTAATGAAATACCAATATACCAATCATCCGGTAGTAATTGTTTTTTAAGCATTACATCTTTACATAAAACAAAAGGTGTCCAAAAAATAACTTTAATACCTTTTAGTTCGAATATGTTAGTGAGTAATTTAGACCAATTGATTACTTCATTCCAATACAATGAATGTATTCTATTGACAAAAATTTGTTGAATTGTATTAATATCAATAAACTTGTAAAATTCAGATAGGTGTTTTGGTATATTATCAATAATTGGGGCCGGGTCAGTTATAGTATACCATTTATTGTTTTTCTCTAATCTAAATCTAGATGGATGTGACCAACCTATAATAACAATATCACCACCCAACATATTATCAATATTATTAATTATACTATCAAATATCGTATAATTATCTGCACCACCTATACCTAATTGATTAACTTTCATATTCAATCTATTGGATAAATACTGAGAAAATATTTTAGGTTGATATCCTTTATATTCTTTATATCGTTCACCTAAGTTATTGTATGTCATATTTTCCCACATGGTAGAAAATGAGTCTCCAAATGTCCATATTGTTTTCATATAAAAAGTTTTTAACACATATTGTTTATGAGTTATAAACCGATAATTCCTCTATTAAATTTACGAATAAATATTCCTGTGTTTGATTAAATTTTAATATCTTTTCAACTCCATAATATTTTTTTAATGCATCTGCATATTCACCCGTTACTTCTTTACTAAATCTTTGTATTGGCAATTTCTTTATTATTTCGTATAAGTCCTCACCGACTTTTGCTGTTTCTATTTTTCTTATCATTTCCAAAACATTTGAACTCCTAATATACTAGCCGCTAATCCTAAACAAATTAATGTTTTAGTAGTTATTGGTTCTTTAAATAATAAAGCACTTAAACCTACAAATACAATAATACCAATACCAAATCCAATAAGACGTGATGGCCATAATTCACCATTTGCCCAACCAACTAAGTGTTCTACCGATTTAATGTAAAACCATGCTGCTGGTATTGAACTCAATAATATTATGATTGGATATTTTTGATACCAACCATACTTTATACTTCCCTGCAATTGCATAAAGGAAAAAATCTGCCCCAGAGTACCATAAAAGATACCCAATAATAACCTATTCATTTTTGTTTTGTTTTATTTAGTAATCATCATCTTCAAATGATAATGCATTTGCTTGTGCATCATCTTCATAGATTTCATCTTCAATCAATTCTAATTTTTCGTAGACATCATCAATTAACGGGTGAGAAATTCCCTCTCTATCCATTGATTTTAGATTTTCTTTGATTTGATTTACCAGTTTTAATATTTCCTGCTTCATTTTCTAAGTTTTGAATAAGTATATCCAAATCACGAATTTCAGCACATTTTTCATATTCTTCTATTTCCATAAAATATTCCATTGCTTTTTCTAAAGTCAATTTAAGATTTTCTCTCTTTAGAATGAATACTAAATTGTCGTAATAATTAGAAACCATTATAGCTTGGACATTATCCAAATCTTCGGTTAGTAATTTTTTAGAATACCTAACTAATTCTGAAAAAATAATGTAACGATTTTCTTCCAACCAACCATTAACCGATTGATTTTCTAAGTCTATGTGTAATATAATTGGCATATCTTTCATCTACAATAAATATTCCAAACCTTTAATATTCGGCCGTTTTAATTGTATGTCAGTTTCCGATTTTGTAGTTCCAATTTTACATTGTTTCTTATACCAATTATACAAATCTTCCAATGTACCTTTACCCCTACTTCGTTCCATTGCTTTATCCCACAAGTCCTTACCAAATTCCTTAGTAAGTTCACTTCGTAGTTTATACAATATCATATTCTCATCTCTATTTGCTTCAAATTCTAACTTCAAAGCTTTAACTCTTTTCATTTGAGATGCTTCCAATGCAGCCTGTATTCTATTTTGTTCATCCGTTCCACCATAATTTTTGTAAGTCTGTTCATATACTTTTTGTGATGTTGCTCTCATTTCTTTTGCTTCACCAAACATATATGAATAATCAAAATCACCATTACGAATTTTCAATAGTAAAGGTGCATCTGCTTTTAGTGGATTATGTGTTTTACCTTTTGTCCACCAACGAAATTTATTGTATCCCATAATTATTGTTTAATGAATTTAATACCATTCCATTCCCATCTATTTTTTTCTCTTTTGTCTCCTGAGAATAAATCTAATTTACCATTTTTGTCAATATCTTGAACTCTCATATGTGCAAATTTATTACATTTGTTATTGTCAATATAAATCGATGTTTTATCTATAAAAGATTTTCCACCATCTTCGGATTTAAATAAATGTATAGAAAATTTACCAAATTCATCTTCATTTGATAATAATATTTCAAAAACATTATCATTATCTATATTCATAAAGTCTATATTAATAATAGTGTTATTATCACTCATTACCCATTCCGTTTTTCTATTTAAATTGAAATTTTTTCCATTACCCCATAATATCATAATATTCGTAGAGCGATTGGTAGTTGGCGTAAATGATGGTTTACTATACTTCAAAGCCAAATCTAAAAATCCATCTTTATTAATATCAAATACTTCCGATTGACTTACAAATGGTATATTACCAATTCCAGTTGTATCGGATTTAAAATTTCCCAAACCATCGTTTATTAAAACCACACTTTTAACTCCATTACCTATTGGTGGTATTTGATGAAAGTTAAACATAATAATATCAATATCACCATCATTGTCAATATCACCCGAACAACTAGTATACCAATAACCTTTTATTTCATCAAATTCTTTTATTTTATTAAATCCTGTTTTTGAATTTAAAATAAGATGTGACACATCCGTCATAGTTGGAAATGGTACACCATTTGGTTGGTCTATTGCAACCGAACCAAATACATCGGGTAAAGAATCATTATTAAAATCTCCAATTAATACTTTTGATGCATGTGGATTTTTAATAGATAAATTACTTAATACTTTTCTATTTAACTTAGAACCATCATTTAAATAAATGACTGCGGGTGGATTTGGTGTTGGATTTATTTTCAAATCATATCCATCATATGAAAATATATCTTCATCACCATCATTATCAAAATCTACTTGACAAGATTGTTGTTCATTTAAGGGATTATTTGATTTATATGGTAAACCATTTTCATAAATTAAATTTCCGTCTAACCATTCATAGTAATTTGATAATTCATATGATGTTTTGCCAAAATAGTAACCTTTCGGTAATTTTTCAATTTGTATATTTGCGGGTGGAATTGGTTGTGTAACTACATCTTCTATTCCTCTTTTTGGAAAGAGAATATACGCTCCAGGTGCTACCTTCTCACATCCGAATAGTGTGATTATTGTTATTATTACCAATAAGTTTTTCATATTCTTTTACTTTATTTTCTAAGAAATTCATAGCATCACTATCACCCGACCAACTATCATACTTTTTAAATCGTTTGACAAATGTTTCTAAATCAACTGAATTATAATATTCAACCAATTGATTGTAGTTAGGTATATAGCAATTATTAAATCCCACTATTTTTTCTTATTTTTCTTTTTATTATTCATTTTCTTCACTTCACTTTTATATCTTTCGTTTGCAGCTTTTAAGTTTTCATTTGCTTCCCACTCATCACCTTCAAATAAATTGCCATCTTCAGGCTCATCACCCCATTCAAATCCTACTCTATCTTTTTCAATTCGTTGTCCGTAATCATCAAATTCACTTTCATCGGGTGTTTCATTTTTCCAATCTTCAAATTGACCTTCGTAATCTTCGTTTGAAAATTCATCTTCATCTTCTTTGGTTGCTCTATAATGTAAACCTTCATTTCCATTTTGACCAATAACATCCATTCTTTGTTCATCCCAATCAGCAAAAAAATCATCATCATTTTCAAACTTCCATGCATCTAATTTTTCTTTTAATTCCTCTGCATCAGTTTCTCTATATTCATCTGCTCTATCAATTACCCAATTCTTAATTGAATTTTCGTGATATCCCATACCAATAAGTAAAGTTTGGAATGCATCCATTACTTCATCCAAATCCATATCACTATGGTCAACTTCTACTGAAACTTTTGTTCCGTATTGTTGTGCTGTAAATATCGATGGTTTATCAAATCCTTGCTTAAAATTTTCGTAGTTCATTATTTGTTTTTTATTTTTTATAAATCTTCTTCCTCATCCTTTTCCCATTCATAATCTTTGTTTGCTGAATACACTATTTCACCATCCTCATTTATACTCATATTAAGTGCACCCTTATCTACTAAATCTTCAATGGTTTTACCAATTTCATTATTAGAAACACTTTGACAAACATCTAAAAATTCTTCATCAGTTAAAAACATATCATCTTCTTGTTCCCACTTTTGTTGCATTCTAATTTGTAATGCTCTCTTTAAAGGTATTTGTTCTAAAAAAGGATTTTCTAAAAAGAAATCACTCTCTTCTAAAGCATCTATCATATGATTTGATGCTTCAATTATTTCATTAAGAATGTCCATCTTGTTTTATTTGTTTAAAGTTTTCTGCCTCCTCTTCGGGTGTTGGTAGGTAACTTGATTTATAATATTCATCATCATATTCCATATCATCTGGAAATATAGAATGACTTTGTACACTTTTCCATTGCCAATATTCCTCATTCATTTTTTCTTGTGTGAGATATTGTTCGTATAAAAAATCTTCATCACCACCAATTGAACCTGTTGATAATTCTTTATTAAATTGATTATTCATTTTGCTCATAATTGTTATTTTATATTATTAAATATACTAAAATTATTTGTTATTTCAAAATAATCTTTTGAATAACTAAAACTGAATCCGATTTCCATGCAGTTTCAAACATACCATTCTTTTTAGTTGCATATGTATATTTTACTCTTGCAGTTATCGTCATTGTATCACCTCTCATTTCACTCACCGGTGCAATGTTTGTGTTTATCTCACCCGTTTCTCTATTAGAATAACACGACTTATTTATCGTAGGTATCACATAGTCCGCATTTGCAATTACATCTGGTAATTGTGAGGTTGTCCATTGACCATTGTATTGGTTTAAGTAATTCTTATATACTTTGAAAACCGTACTACCGGCTTTTAATAACCAAAAGTGTGAACTTTCCCAATTTACAATTACTGGTTCCGGACTTGGTGGTAAACCATCTATCAATACTTTACCACTTATTCTATGAATATTTTGGCCGTCTGGATTATATAAAGTAAAATACGGATAACCATTTTGGTCAATAGGTAATCTTGTATTTAATACCAAACTAATAACTGGTTTCTTTATCGGTGGTTCTACTTCTTTACTACAACCCATAAGTCCTGCAACTATAAGTGCAAATAACATACACAATGCTAATAGGGCACTAAGTTTTAAATCTTTTTTATCACTTTCTTTACCTTGCATTTTATTTCTTTTTTCGTTTATCATATCCAACCGGATAATAATATTGTCCGTCTAATCTAATTGAATGTACTTTGAATCCATTGTCCTCATCTTTCACTTCGATTGCTTTATCTGGGTTTTTATCCCATACCAATCCATCTAATACAATTCTATCATTGTCTAATTTTCTAAATTCATTCATTTGTGTTTGTACTGCTTTTGCCATGTTATTTTATTTTGTTTTAAGTTGTTTAATATGTTTACATTCATTTCCACCTGTGTATGTATAAGATGGACAATCACATTCCCAATTACCATTATC